GATGTGCTGCGCCGGCTGTGCAAGCGGGGCCGCGCCGGCGACCCGTCCATGGCGTACATCGAGTACTCCTGCGAAGTCGGCGTCGACCTCGACGATGAGGACCTGTGGTTCGATGCCAACCCATCGCTGGGTGGTGGGCTCGGGATCGAGACCCTCCGATCGAACCGGGCGACGATGACCGACGAGGCGTTCGGCGCTGAGCACCTCGGCATCTGGTCGGAGAACGAAGCCGACGGCGGGGTCATCGACCTCGACGCATGGAACACCAACACCATCGACGTAGCTGATGCGTCGTGGCTCGCGGATCCGGTGTGCTTCGGGGTGGAGGGCAACGCATCCGGCGACTGTTTCACCGTCGTCGCCGCCGTTCACACCGGTGAACGCGTCGGACTCGACGTGGTTCGCCACGACTACGGCACCGGGTGGCTGCTCGACTGGGCCATCGGCGTCAACGAACGCCAATCCCCGAAGGCGTGGGTATTCGACCCGAAGTCCTCGACCGCCGACCTATTCATGGCCGACTTCATCGCTGCCGGGCTGCCGGTCATCGAGTGCGGGTACACCGACCGGAACCTTCCCCGGGCCACCGCCGGCCTGTTCGACGACATCACCAACAAGCGGATCGAGCACCTCAACCACCCGGCCCTCGATGCGGCGGTCGCTGGTGCGCGGTGGCGGTTCGTCGGCGAGTCCCGCCTGTGGGACCGCAAGGCCGGGGTGGCGATCGCACCGCTCGTCGCCGCGACGCTCGCCCGGTTCGGTCTACTCGAACAACCCGAACCGGCTCCTGTCCCGTTCGCCGCCTACACGTGAGGGAGCTGGTGTGAAGCTGATCGACCTGCTCCTGCTCATCGCCGCTGCTGGCCTCGTCGCTGCTGGGTGGATCGTCGCCCCCGCCCTTGGGTGCCTTGCCCTGTCCGTGTCGGCTGGTGCCGCCTGGTACCTGCTCGGTGACGAGTCGTGACCCGCCTGTCTCGCATCCGCTCCGGGCGAACCGGCGAACGGCAAGTCGGGTTTCCCGAGCTGCTCGCCCAGCTGAACGCCGCCGTTGGAATCGGCCCGTTGGTCGCGCCGTCGGTCGACACCTCCTGGGGCCGGCAGACCGCCGAGCCGATCGGCAACAGCTACACGGCCTACGCCGATCAAATCTACAAGGCGAACGGCATCGTCTTCGCTTGCATCGGTGTCCGGCTCCGCCTGTTCTCCGAGATCCGGTTCCAGTACCAGCGGTACGAGAACGGCAAGCTCGGCGCCCTGTGGGGCGACCAGTCGCTCGCCATCCTCGAGAACCCCTGGCTCAACGCAACCACCGGCGACCTCACCGCCCGGATGGAACAGCACGCCTCGCTCGCAGGCAACTCGTACACGCTCCGGATGGGCGGCCAGCTCAAGCAGCTGCGCCCCGACTGGGTGACGATCATCGTCGGTTCCCGCAACCCTGACCCCAACGTCACCCCAGACCCGAACGACATCGACTCCGAGCTGCTCGGGTACATCTACCAGCCCGGCGGCTACGGATCGAAGGCCAAGCCCGTCACCCTCCTGCCCGGTGACGTCGCCCACTACGCCCCCGTCCCCGACCCGACCGCCATGTACCGCGGCATGTCGTGGCTCACGCCGGTGCTCACCGAGATCGCCGCCGACGGGATGGCTACCAAGCACAAGACCAAGTTCTTCGAGCACGGCGGCACCCCCAACATCATCGTCAAGTACCCCAAGGAGATCACCGCCCCGCAGCTCCAGGAGTACCTGGAGCTCATCAAGGCGAACCACGAGGGTGTCGACAACGCCTACAAGACCCTCCACCTCGGCGGTGGTGCAGATCCGATGGTCGTCGGCAAGGACCTGCAGCAGCTCGACTTCAAGGTCACCCAGGGCGCGGGCGAGACCCGCATCGCAGCGGCCTCCGGGATCGCCCCGATCATCGCCGGGTTCTCCGAAGGTCTCGACGCCGCCACCTACTCGAACTACGGGCAGGCCCGCCGCCACGTGGGTGATCTGTGGGCCCGCCCGTCGTGGCGGTCTGCCGCCGGCGCACTCGCCACCATCGTCCGCCCGCCCTCTGGATCGCGGCTCTGGTACGACGCCTCCGACGTCTCCTTCCTCCAAGAAGACCAGAAGGACGCCGCCGACATCCTCTACCGGGATGCCTCAACGGTGCGGACCCTCATCGACGCCGGGTTCGAGCCTGACGCCGTGAAGGACGCGGTGGCCGCCGGCGACCTGTCCCAGCTGACGCACTCGGGCCTCTACTCGGTCCAGTTGCAGAAGCCCGGCTCCACCGAGCCATCCCCCGCCGCCTGACGGCACCACCTTCCCCGAACCACAGGGAGACGAACGCGATGGAGCTCCAACGCGAAGACCTCACGCGCTCGGTCCCGTTCCGGCTCGAGCGCGCCACCGAAGACGGTGACGGCCTCACCCTCGAGGGCTACGGCGCCGTCTTCGACACGCCGACCCGCATCGACTCGTGGGAGGGCCAGTTCGACGAGGTCATCGCCCGTGGTGCGTTCGCCAAGACGCTCAAGGAGCGGACGCCGGTCATCCAGTTCGACCACGGCCGGCATCCTCTCGTCGGGTCTATCCCGATCGGTTCCCCCGAGATTCTCCGGGAAGACGCCCAGGGCCTCTACGTCAAGGCTCGGCTCCACGACAACTGGCTGATCCAGCCCGTGCGTGATGCCATCGCCTCCGGGTCGATCGACGGCATGTCGTTCCGGTTCTCGGTCGTGAAGGAGACCGTCGACGAGTCCGGCGACTTTCCGCTGCGGACCGTCCAGGAAGTGAAGCTCTACGAGGTCGGTCCGGTGGTCTTCCCCGCCTACACCGAGACCTCTGTCGGGGTGCGGTCGCGCGAGTTCGCTGCGCTGCTGGCCGACCCCGCTGCACGCGCCGACCTGGCCCGTGCCTTGATCCTCGGCACTCCCACCGACGAAGCCGCCCGGCCGGGCACTTCGGACGACGGAGCCGCCGACCCGCAGGGAGCCGCCCCAGGGCACTCCGGCATGCCACCCGGCCCCGAGCGCACCGCTCTCGTGCCGCCCCTGCTCGTGCCCTGAAAGGACACACCATGACCCCCATCGAACAGCTCCGTGCCGACGCGGAGTTCCTCGCCGCGTGCATGCGCGACATGAACACCCGGGCCGAGACCCGATCGTTCACCCCCGAGGAAGACACCGACTTCACCGCGTGCCGCTCCCTCTACGACGAGAAGCTCGCTCTCATCGCCCGCCACAACGACCTGGCCGACCTGGCCGACGTCCCCGAGGTGCGTGAGGCTGGCGACGGCGCCACCTTCACCCCGCCCAACACCAACGTCAAGACGGACCCGTTCGACCTGTCGGACCTCCGCTTCGACGCCACCCCCGGCGAGGTCCGTGACCGCGGGCTCCGTGCCATCGAAGCCGGCGCCTTCGCCCAGGACGCCCACCGTGAGCGGGCCGAGCACCTCGTGCGCTCCCTCGACTCGTCGGTCGCCCTGCGCATCGCCGCCACCGGCTCGGCCGACTACGAGCGGGCCTTCGGCAAGATGCTGTCGGACCCGTCCGGCATGTCGCTGACCAGCGACGAGCGCGAGGCGTTCACCCGCGCCGCGTCGCTCACCAGCAACGCCGGCGGCTACGCCGTTCCCGCGATCATCGACCCCACGCTGATCCTCACCTCCGACGGCTCGGCCAACCCGTTCCGTCAGATCAGCCGGGTCGTCTCGATCACGAACGACAAGTGGCGCGGCGTGTCCACCGCCGGCGTCACCGCGGCGTTCGCCGCCGAGGCGTCGGCCATCACCGAGGGTTCCCCGACCCTCGCCCAGCCGACCGTGACGGCGCACCGGGCGCACGCCCAGATCAACTACTCGTTCGAGATCGGCATGGACTACCCCGGCTTCTCGTCGGACATGCTCATGCTGCTCCAGGACGCCAAGGACCAGCTCGAGGCCACCAAGTTCGCCGTCGGCGCCGGTGACGGCTCGACCGAGCCCTTCGGCATCGTCACGGCACTCGCGGGCGGCAGCTCCGAGATCAACGTGGCTGGCTCCGAAGGGGTCTTCGCCGCGGTCGACCTCTACGCCATGGAGGAAGCCCTCGGACCCCGGTTCCGTTCCAACGCCTCGTTCATCGCCAACAAGGCGATCTACAACAAGGTCCGCCAGTTCGACACCGCTGGCGGCGCTTCCTTGTGGGAGCGGATCGGCGCCGGCATGCCGTCGCAGCTGCTCGGCTACAACGCCTACGAGGCGTCCGCCATGGACGGTGCGTGGGACGTGGCGGCCACGGCCAACAACTACATCGCGGTGCTCGGCGACTTCCAGAACTACGTCATCGCCGACCGCATCGGCATGTCCGTCGAGCTCGTCCAGCACGTCGTCAACGGTGACGGCAAGCTCACCGGCCAGCGCGGCCTGCTCGCCTGGTGGCG